CGTTTATGGGTTTGATGGGCAGGTTTCTGCCGCTCCAAGTTATCGCTGATGTCACGCAGCGGGTTGCCGTTGTGACTGATGAAATTATGACGCCAGACGAATGGGAGAGGCAATGGTCGGAGCAGCACAACGATCCGATGACGCATTAATTGCCTGGGCACCCTTCAGCGCACCACAAGCGCAATTGTTGAGATGCCCAGCCGACGAAATATTTTTCGGAGGTGCGCGAGGTGGCGGAAAAACTGACGGGATGCTGGGCAAGTTTGCGCTGAAGCAGGCTAAATTTGGCAAAGATGCTGTTGGCATTTTCTTTCGTAAAACACGGGAAGATTTGAAAGAAGCCATCGAGAGGTCGAAGGATATCTATGCGCCGCTTGGGGCTAAATATGTTGACCGGCAGTGGACGTTTCCAACCGGGGCGCGGCTCAAGTTCGAATACCTTGAACGTGACAAGGACGCGCAGAACTACCAAGGGCACAGCTACACCGATCTATTCTTTGAGGAGCTAACGAACTGGGCCAGTCCTGACCCAATTAACAAAATCAGGGCAACACTGCGATCCAGCGTCGGTGTCCCGTGCCAGTTCCACGCCACCGGCAACCCTGGCGGTCCCGGCCATCAGTGGGTCAAGAGCCGGTACATCGACCCCAACCCTTCGGGCGGTCAAATGTTGTGGGAGACTTACAAAAACCCGTTCACGCAGCAGAGCGTGAAAATGTCACGGGTTTTTATACCGTCTAAACTGTCAGACAATCCAACGCTGATGCGTGATCCTGGTTATGTGGCGCGGTTATATCAATCTGGCAGCGCCGAGTTGGTTAGGGCTTGGTTACATGGCGACTGGGATGTTGTTGACGGCGCGTTCTTTGATTGTTGGATTCCCGAAAAGCACGTTGTGCAGCCGTTCCAGATTCCTAAAGAGTGGACGCGGTTCCGGTCGTGTGATTGGGGGTCGGCCAAACCGTTCAGCGTTGGTTGGTGGGCTGTCTGCCCCGATCTGTTCCACACGCCGGACGGCCACATAATTCCGCGTGGCGCTGTTGTGCGCTACCGTGAATGGTACGGTGTCTCAAAAGACCCCAACGGCGAAGTGCGGGCAGATGTCGGCTTGAAGATGACTGCCGAAGAAGTTGCTGATGGAATAAGGCTGAGAGACGACGCTGACGTTATTCAATACAGCGTCATTGACCCCGCAGCTTTCAGCCAGGATGGTGGCCCGTCTATTGTAGAACGTATGAAAATCAATTTCCGACGCGCCGACAATAAGCGTGTAGGGACTCGCGGTGCTATGGGCGGCTGGGATCAAATGAGGGCGAGAATGGTTGGCGAAGATTTCGGAGACCCTTACGGCCATTTGCCGATGATGGTTGTTTTTTCCACCTGCACAGATTTTATTCGGACCGTTCCCGCATTGCAGCATGACAGTTCTCGGCCAGAAGACCTCGACACCAGCGCGGAGGACCACGCAGCCGACGAGGCGCGTTACGGTTTAATGAGCCGTCCATACGCGAGAAAGACGACGGAAATAAAACAAAATCCGCTGATTGAGATTGGCGGCAAGTCAACAATGACTATTAACGACTTGATGAAATCGGTCAAAAAACGACGAGCTAAGTATGATTAGTTGATTAATTTGTCAATCTAAGGCAATAATTAAACATGTATAGCAAAACAACTAAAAAACCCAAAACAAAGCCAGCTACTAAGCCGACAGCAAATCGCAGCGGCATGATGGCGGCGCTTGGCGCTAAAAAGGGCGGATATGCAGGATAATCTTGACGCACAAGGCGGCACTTTAGTCACCCCTGAAGACGCTGGAAAGGGTCCGCCCGGTGTTGTTGCTCGTTGGATTGCCGAGCTTGACCTTGCCGATAAGACCGCGGCGACTTGGCGTGAACGGGCAAAGAAAGTAAACGACCGTTACCGCGACGACAAGGCGGATTCAAGCAGAACTGGCAGTTCGGCTGATCGCTACAACATTTTGTATTCTAACATCCAGACGATTTGTCCTGCGCTTTTTAATCAGACGCCAAAGCCGGACGTGCGGCGGCGCTATCGGGACGCTGATCCGGTCGGCAAGGAAATATCCGAGGTTTTGGAACGTGCGTTATCGTTCACGATGGACGACTGCAATTTTGATCGATATATGCGTTTGGCGGTCAAGGACCAACAATTATGTGGCCGAGGTGTTACCCGCGTTAGATACGAGCCGTATTTCGGTGAGGAGTCTGACGGAAACGGCGATTCTTACGACGATCTAAAGGGTGAAGAAGTTAAATTTGAACATGTCAACTGGGCTGATTTCCGAGTTGGTCCCGGTCGAACATGGGAAGAAGTCGAGTGGATTGCTTTCCGCCATTTGATGACCCGTGATGATTTGCGCGACAAGTTTGGCGAGGACATTGGCAACGAGGTGACGCTGGACAACACGCCTATCGGCATGGAAGACAAGGACGGCGATGCTGTTGCGGACACGTTCAAACGTGCAGTTGTCTGGGAGATATGGTGCAACCGCCAGAAAGAGGTCATTTTTATATCCAAGACGCTAAAAGAGCGTCCTTTGAAGACTGAGCCTGATCCGCTGGAGCTTGGCGGTTTCTTTCCGACGCCCCGGCCATTGTATGCGACCGAGAACACGGACAGCCTTGTTCCGGTTGAGCCGTTCCGGTTTTATAGTGACCAGGCTAACGAATTAGACAACATCACTCGCAGGATTTCTGGCATTATTTCTGCCTGCAAGGTGCGCGGCATTTACGATAGCACGATTACCGAGATGTCCAACTTGATGGATGCCGGTGAAAATATGATGATCCCGGCGCAGGACGTTCTGCCGCTGATGCAATCGGGTGGCTTGGATAACGCGATCTGGATGTGGCCTATCGAAAAGATAGCCGGAGTTCTGAACGAGCTTTATAATCAGCGCGAGCAGATAAAAACGACTATTTACGAGATTACCGGCATTGCCGATATTATGCGCGGTTCGACGTCGGCGTCTGAGACTTTGGGGGCGCAGCAGTTAAAGGCGCAGTTTGGGACGATGCGTTTAGATGACATGGGCCGCGAGGTTCAGCGTTATGCCCGTGATATGATTAGGATTGCCGCCGAGATAATTTCGGAGCAGTTCAGCCCTGACAGCCTTGCGATGATGACGGATATTAAGCTCCCGACGCCGGAGCAGAAGATGCAGGCGCAGCAGCAGGCCCAGATGATGGGACAACAGCAGCAGCCGATACCGCCTCAATTGCAAGAAATACTTGATAAACCGACATGGGACGATTGCATCCAAATTTTGAGGGACGACAAACAGCGTTCCTATCGAGTTGATATTGAGACTGATTCTACAATTGCTGGCGACCAGGCTGCGGATCAGAAGGCCGTCACAGAGCTATTGACGGGCGTTTCATCGTTTATCAGTAACGCTGGCCCGGCTGTTGCGGCTGGTTATCTGCCGCTTGAAGCCGCTAAAACGATGATGATGTCCGCTATTCGCCGGTTCAAGATGGGCCGTGAGGTTGAAGACGCTCTTGATATGATTGGCGAGGACGATTCAGGTAAAGCAGACGGTGAGGCTCAACAGCAGGCTCAACAGCAGGCTCAACAGCAGGAGCAGGCTATGGCGGCTCAAGCCGAGCAAGCCAAGATGCAGATGGAGCAGTCTAAACTTCAGATGGATACGGAAGCAAGGCAAGCCGATCTTATGATTGAAGAAAAGAAAATTCAGATGGATACGTCTGCAAAGCAAGCCGATCTTACGATTAAAGAGAAAGAGCTTTCTTTGAAAGAACGCGAAATAGCTATTAAAGAATTTGAAATTCAGAAACCTGAACCTGATCAATCTATGAAGATTCAGGCAGATATTCAAATGGCTCGTGAAAAAATGGATTTTGATGCTTCTGAGGCGGATAAACAACGCCAAGTCGAATTGGCAAAAGTCATAATGTCTGAATTTAATGGGCCTGAAAGTAGTTTAATTGATCCGGGTGAGGCAATAAATCGCGCTGCCGAGATCGTGGACCGCATAAACGAGGTTATTTCCTCAACTAGGATGGTTGGCGATGTTCCTTTAGAAGACACCACTATGATGGTTGCTGAAGAGCCGATGTTTGACGAAGAGCCTATGATGATGGTTGAAGAAGAACCTATGATGATGGTTGATGAAGAACCTATGATGATGGTTGATGAGGGGCCACTGCTGGAGGAGCCTGTGATGATGGTGGATGAAGAAATTTCAGAGGGCGATCCTAGATTTTTATAATAGGGAGATTTTTGTGGGCGTTTACAAAGAAAATTACGATAAAATAAAATGGTCTAAAAAGCCATTTAAGCGAAAACAACAGATCGATTTTTCTTCAAATCGTTCTCATATTGCGATGCCTTATATTTCCGGCGATTATAAGCCTTATGAATGTCCGATCACAGGCAGGACCATTGACGGGAAGAGAGAGCATAACGAGAACTTGCAATTGCATGGTTGCCGCATTCACGAAAAAGGTGAGTTTGAAGACGTTAAGAAAAACGGGAAGAAAAGAACGGAAGCAGCAATGGACGCGGCCATTGATAAGTCGGTTGACGCTATTGCTAAACAGATTGATTTGTAAAAAGGGAAATGGTTATGGATGAAGAAACAGAAGTTGTTGTCGAAGATCAAGGGCAGTCTATGGACGATTTCATGGGCGATCAGTTTGATGCTTTGGAATCGGAAGACTCTGAAAGCGAAATCGCACCAACTACAGAAGAACAAAGCGTCTCGGAAGAGACAGCAAAAGATGATGTCGCAAAATCGGCAGAAAGCGATGTAGAAAGCGAAGGTTCTGAACCTGAAAATCAGACCATCACAGCCCCGCAATCTATGTCTGCGAAAGACCGTGAAGCCTTTTACGCTCTACCGCCTGAGAGCCAGCAATGGATTTCAGATCGCGTTAAGAGCCAAGAGGCGGACTACACACGGAAAACTATGGAAGTTGCAGAGCAACGGAAATTGTACGACAAGTTAGAGGAGGCCATTGCGCCCAGGCGTCAACAATTTGCAATGAACGGAATGGATGAAGGCACCGCTATTGGTCAGCTTTTAGCTTTATCCGATTATGCAGAGAGTGATCCTGTCGGTTTTTCGCGCTATCTCCTCAATCAACGTGGAATTCCTATCTCTGCATTAACTAATGAACCCGGCGTAGAAAACTACGTCGATCCTCAAATGCTTGAAATGCGGCAACGCCTTCAAGGTTTTGAAAATCACTTTGCACAACAGCAGAATCAGCAGTTGGAGCAAGAGGGTCAGGTCGTTTCTGGTGTCATAAATGATTTCGCAGCATCGAACCCGTTTTATGAAGAGCTTGAAAGCGACATGATCCCGATTGTTTCAGCTTTGCGTGAAAGCAAACCCGGACTAACTAGCGACCAATATCTACAGACAGCCTATAAGATGGCCCTTGCGGCCAACGACGAGGTTTCTGCCAAGGTTGCGGTTGACCAAAAGGCTAAATCTGAAGCCGAGCGGATCGCCAAAGCAAAGAAAAGCTCTGCGGCGGCTAAACGGGCTGGGGGAACTAGCATACGGACCACTGGTACATTGCCATCTGGTGCTGCTAAAGCAAAAAGTGTTGATGATTTTATCGGAGCCTTGGTCGATGACCGCATGACAGCCTAGACTAGAAAGGTCTAAATCATGGGCGCTAATAGCTCGTTTACCGAAATTGCGGCTCTAACATACCGTCATTTCAAAAACACTTATCTTGAAGATAATGTGTCAAACCACACGGCCCTGCATCAACGGCTGACAGAAAAAGGTCGCGTCGATCTGATTTCTGGCGGTTGGGAAATTCAGGTTCCGCTTGATTATGCAGAAAACGGCACTTACCAGCGTTATAGTGGGTATGACACGCTTGACATTGCTCAATCCGAAGTGTTCACGGCAGCTAATTTTCCTTGGAAACAGGTTGCCATTAACGTAGTAGCTTCGGGTCTTGAAGTTCGCCAGAACAGCGGTAAAGAAGGCGTTATTAAACTTGTTAAAAACAAGTTGAAGAATGCCATGCGTACCGCAGGCAATAACTTCTCAACCGACATCTACAGCGACGGCACTGCTGCTAACCAGATTAATGGTTTGCAGGCTCTCGTTTCGGATGCTGGCACTGGTACTGTTGGTGGTATCGTTTCTGGAACATACACGTTCTGGAAAAATATCCTCCAGTCTGCTGCGTCTCCGCTTCAGGGCGGTTCAGCTATTACGCCAAGTGCAACCACCATCGAGAGCTTGATGCTCCCGCTGTGGCTTGCTCTGACTCGTAATAACGACATGCCTGATCTGATTGTCATGGACGACACTTACTTTACGTTCTTTGACAACAGCCAGACATCCATCCAGCGTTATACAAACACGACCGATCTAAAAACCGGCACTACTTCACTGAAGTACAAAGGCGCGGACGTGGTATATGATAGCGCGGCGGCTGGTATGCCGGACGCTCATGCGTATTTCCTCAACACTGATTACATCGGAATTTGCGCCCATCGTGACGCAAACTGGACGGAAGTCCCCGAAAAGTCTTCGGTGAACCAGGACGCACAAGTTCTGCCGATTATTTGGCAGGGCAACATGACCGTCTCTAATCGTTCACTTCAGGGCGTAATGAAAGCCTAATCAGGTTTTCTTGCAAACTCTTTTTCCTGGAAGGAAGAAAAAATGTCTGACTATGAGATTACCAACACGATAATTGGAGCGCAGAACATTTCTGTAACTTCAACAACCCAGAATCATCCGCTTGGTCTAATTGTCCAAGCAGTTGATCGCGCCGACACCGCCTATGGTGCCGGTGAGTTTGTTTATCTAAAGGGAGTTGCATCGACGGTGCTAGGCTCTTTTGTCACTTACAATGCCGACGACAACTCAACTGCGCTTTTGGCAGCTAATGCTATTGGCCCAGTTGCCACTGCAATGTCCGTCAATGTTGCCAGCTCATACGGCTGGTATCAGATTTCGGGCAAAGCGGTTGGCAAAGCCAAAGCCAGCTATGCTGACAATGGCCTTGTTTACGCGACCTCCACCGCAGGCAGCATCGATGATGCTGTTGTCGCTGGTGATCGTGTAAAACTTGCCAAGGGTGCGTCTGCGGTAGACACGCCATCTACTGGCCTTGCTGAATTTGAGATTCAGCGGCCATTCATGGATGACGCGACTGCGGCTTAAATCAATGGGGGTGTCTCGGTGAGGCATCCCCTTTTTAACAACTAAAAGGGAAAAAAATGGTCGATATGTTAGCAGAAGAAAGACATGGTTTTTATGTCGATTTTGAGTTACGGCCAGAAGAAGACCGCGAGCAATCTATTGCTCAAGGGATGCCGGTCTATAAAGACGTGGAATTTGCAATAATCACCATGCCTGGGGGCGGCTTAGTGGTTGATAAACAAATTACTGATACCCTTCTTCAAGAGTGGCGGCACGGTGATAAACGCCGCAAACCGCCTTCTCCGTTTGCTTTCACCGCATACGAAGCATGGAAAGATGGCCGTGAGGCACCTGTTAATGGGACAGATTTAAAGAATTGGCCCGGTGTTACTCCGGCTCAGTTAAAGACGTGCCACGGCGCGACGGTACGGACAATTGAGGATTTGGCTGAAGCAAACGCCGACACAATCAGAAAGCTGGGCATGGGCGGCGTTGCTATGGCCGAGAAGGCAAAATCATATCTTGCGGCGGCTGTGAACAACAAGGCTTCGGAAGAGGTTGCAGCTTTGCGGATTAAGGTTGATGATTTGTCTGAAATTGTCAGCCGTAAAGACGCTCAGATATCAGAGCTTATGCAGCGTTTAGATGACGAGCCGGTCAGAAAACGTGGAAGGCCACGAAAAGAGGAATAGATGACGCTTTTAACATTAGTACAAAACTCATGCGATAGTATTGGCCTAACTCGTCCGTCTGTTGTTGTGGCGTCAACAGATCAAACCGTCAGGACGCTGTTGTCGTTGGCGCAGACAGAAGGCCGTGAGTTGCTTGACCGTTATTCGTGGCCTGCGTCTCAAATAGAAAAGACTCACACAAGCCTTGCAGCCGAATTGCAGGGTGTTATGACAACTCTTGCGCCCGGATTTTCTTACATTACTAGCTCGACATTCTGGGACCGGACGCTGACCCAGCCGGTCGTGGGGCCATTATCGCCTATTGAATGGCAGGCTTTAAAGGCCCGCACAGCCACCGGACCATATTCTAGCTACAGGTTATTCGGTGGGAAGCTCTACGCCTACCCAGCGCCTCCTGCGGGCAATACATGGGTGTTTGAATATCAATCAACTTATTTCTGCCAATCCAGTTCTGGGACCAATCAATCGGCATGGGCTGCCGACACTGATGTTGGCGTTCTTGACGAGAATCTTATGGAATTGGGGGTAATTTGGAGGTTTAAGAAAAAGAACGGATTAGATTATTCTGAAGACTTCCGATCTTACGAACAAAAGCTGGCAAATGAAACGTCCCGCGCAGGCGGGAAAAGGGTTCTTGATATGACGTCTGGCAGCAGTTCTATGGCAGGCGTTTATATTCCTGAGGGTAGTTGGTGATGCTATGTCTTGGGGCTATCATGCGCTTTTCGATTGCGTGTCTTGCCCAATAGAGAAGGCAACAAGTGAGAAAAATATTCGGGAATTTATCAATGAAATCGTCTCTGCTATAGATATGAAAGCGTATGGTGAACCGATGATTGCCCACTTTGCGACACATGACGCAGACGCGGCTGGCTACAGTTTTTGTCAGATGATCGAAACCAGCAATATTACTGGGCATTTTTCAGATAAAACCGGGGATTGCTATATCGATATTTTTAGTTGCAAGGAATACGATATTGATGTGGCAATTGGTGTTATAAAGGATTTTTTCAAACCCCAAGAAGTGAAAATGAGATACTTTGAAAGGGGTGATTAATGATAAGTTTTTCAAAGAAACATTGCCCGCTATTTGGCGATTTTTAAAGGAATGATGTTATGAATAAAGCCCCTACTGCGGAAGATATCGAACTTCTTCTAAAAAAAATGCAGACAGACGGCGGCGGCGCTCAACCTATGACGGTAGACCCTGAATTTGTCGCTGATACAATAGACGAAGTTGGTTATGACCCAGATATCCTTCGTCCTCCCGTTCAAATCGGCGCTTCT